TGGCGGGCTGGATGACTTGTTCGGGGTCTGTGTAATTGGGCGCGAGAAGGTGACGCGCCGCTGGCTCGTTTGGTGCCATGCCTTCGCGCATCCCAGCGTACTAGAAACGCGCAAGGAAATCGCGGCAAACCTTCGGGATTTCGAAGCTGAAGGCAGTCTGACATTTTGCGAGGTTTCGGAATATGTCGCTCAGATCGCCGATATCGCAGCGCGTTTACGGGATGCTGGTCTGCTACCTGAAAAGGATGCGATTGGTTCCGACCCAAACAACATCGCTGCTTTCATCGACGCTCTGGCTGAGCGCAAAATTGCCGACGAAATGTTCCGACGCATTCGGCAGGGCGTAGCACTTTCGCCCGCAATCTGGGGTCTGGAGCACAAGCTCAGCGACGATACGCTGAGCCACGATGGCAGCACGCTCATGAACTGGTGTGTCGGCAATGTGAAGATAGAGCTTCGTGACAACGGCAATCTGGCGACCAAGCAGGCGGCGGGCCGCGCCAAGATTGATGCTTTGCGCGGCGATTCTTATGAGCTGGAATCCAGTGGCGGTCGGCACTGGCATGGGTGATTACTTCAATAGCTTGGCAGGTGCCGCGTGAACCTATTTCAAAAAATGTTCGACGGTTTGTCAGGTCTACTGCCGATCCGCCGTGAGACATCTGTCGAGAATATTGAAGGGTTTCATCGGGCATCCAGTGCGGGTGAGGTCGTTACGGACACGTCTGCTCTGGCGCTCTCTGCTGTCTGGGCCTGCGTTAACCTTATTTCCGGTACGATTTCATCCCTGCCTTTGATGGTGTACCAGACCAAGTCGGATGGAAGTCGGATCGTCGCGCGAGATCACGCGGTTTATAAATTGCTGCATGACAGTCCCAATTACGATCAGACGGCGGTAGATTTTTGGGATTTCATCGCTGCATCGATCGAGTTGCGGGGGAATGGTTATGCTCGCATAATCCGCGACGGTGGCCGGATCGTTTCGCTCGATCCGATTAATCCGTCACGAATGAGTGTCCGTCGACTAATCAACGGCGAGATCGAATATCGGTGGAACTCGCAGGGCAAGCCATATGTCGGCACAAGTCGCGATGTTTTGCACATTCGAGGATTTGGCGGCGACCCTCTGGGCGGCATGTCCACACTACGCTTTGCTCGCGATACGTTTGGTCTGGCGCAGGCAACGCGGCGCGCAGCCGGTGAAATGTTTGTCAATGGGCTGCGCCCCACGGGTGTTTTGAAGTTCAAGCCCTGGCTAAACGACGAGCAACGTACGATTGCCCGCAGAGAGCTTGCTGACAAGATTGGCGCAGGTAACAACGGCACTCCGCTTATCCTGGAAGGAGATACAGACTGGCAGCAGCTGACGCTTTCCCCCGAAGATGCCCAAATGTTGGAAACTCAGGGCTTCTCGGTTGAAGAAATATGCCGTTTTTTTCAGACGCCTCCGCCGATGATCGGCCATACCAGCAAGGCATCCAGCTGGCCGACGAGCATTGAGCAGCAGGTTCTCAACTTTCTGACATTTACCATGCGCCGTCGCCTGAAGCGCATTGAGCAAGCAATTGAAAAGCAGCTTCTCACCCCTGTCGATCGTGCGCGGGGCATTGTGGTCGAATTCAATCTGACCGGGATACTGCGCGGTGACAGCAAGGGGCGGTCCTCTTTTTACCAAACAATGACTTCCATCGGCGCAATGACCATCAATGAGGTGCGCCGTCTCGAAAACTTGCCACCTGTTGAGGGTGGGGATGTGCCTCGCATGCAGATGCAGAATGTTCCGATCACAGAAACGGACGAAGAGCGCGAACTTATCCCGCGCCGAAATGACAACGAGGATTGATGTCATGAAAGTGAAGGATTTTGCTCTTCAGGTTAAAGGCGTCTCTGACGACGGATTGTTCGAAGGATATGCCAGCACGTTCGGCGGCTCGCCTGACAGCTACGGCGATATCGTTGCTCCGGGCGCATTCGCAGAAACTCTCGTTGAGCATCGCCGGTCGGGCACAATGCCAATGATGTATTTCGGGCATGACGCTCGTTCGCTTCCGATCGGTGACTGGCTTGAAATGGCAGAGGACGGGAAGGGACTGCGCGCCAAAGGTCAAGTTGATCTCGAAGATGAGTTCGGCGTTCGCATCCATAATGCCATGAAGAAAAAGCGGGTGCGTGGCTTGTCCATTGGCTATTCGGTCCCTGCCGGTGGTTCGGAACCGGATGAAAAGCGCCCGGGCGTCACTATTCTGAAAAACATTCGCTTGGTCGAGGTTTCTGTCGTCAATAATCCGGCGAATAAGAGGTCTTTAATCGAGACCGTCAAATCGGAACGAATGGACGAGTTTGCGCGGCGATTGCGCGACGGCGATCCGATGCCGATCAAGGAATTTGAGGACATCCTGCGTGAGGCAGGGGTTCCCAAAAGCATGGCCACACAGATTGCCTCTGTTGGTTATGCGAAGGCCGTTCTGGGTGAGCCAGAGGGCGAAAAGGCTGACCAACGGGCTGCATTATATCGCGCGCTCCTGCGTGATTAAGCCCTAACCATTTCCAACTCTGGAGAATAGCTATGAAACTCATGAAAAATCATGGGGTGTTTACGCTTGGCGTTTTTGCCTGCCTCGCGCTCGCCGCAACGGTCGTTTTCTTTGGCCTCGATCATGCATCGGCGAATACTGCCGTCATGGCGATGGCTGGTGCAGCTGCCTCTGGCGAGCTCGAGCAACTCGCCACCGAACTGAAACAAAAGTTCGATACCAAACACGATGTGGTCAAGGAATTGGCCGAAAAGGCACTTTCCGAGGCCAAGAAAAACGGTGATATCAGCAAGGAGCTGAAGGAAAAGGCCGACGAAGCTCTGCTCAGTATGAACGAGATCAAAGCTCGTATTGATGAAATTGAACAGAAATCTGCGCGATCTGGCTCTGGTGATGAGCGTCACAAGTCACTTGGCGAACAGTTTATCGAGCTTGATGAATTGCAGGCCATGAAGTCGGCGCCGCGCAGTGGAGCGTCGGCAAGCCTTTCTGTGAAGGCTGACATTACTTCGGCTACGACCGACGCCGCCGGTTCTGCCGGTGCGGCAATTGCGCCGAACCGCCTCCCGGGTATCCAGGAGCTTCCGCAGCAGAAGCTGACGGTTCGCAATCTGATCTCGCCCGGCTCCACAGACAGCCCGTCTATCCTGTACGTGCAGGAAACCGGCTTTACGAACAATGCGGCGATGGTGCCGGAAGGTGAGGCCAAGCCTCAGTCGGACATCAAGCTCGCTGACGTGAATATCTCGACCAAAGTCATCGCACATTGGTTCCGGGCGTCGAAGCAGATCCTTAGCGATTTCTCTCAGATCCGCTCGGTCATTGATCAGCGGCTCATCTATGGCCCGAAACTCAAGGAAGACCAGCAGTTGCTTAACGGCGACGGCCAGGGCGAAAATCTGCACGGTATCATCCCGCAGGCATCCCCTTATGCCGTTCCCGCGGGAACCGCTCTTCCGGCACCTGTAACGGCAATCGATGTTTTGCGCATCGCTATGCTTCAGGCTGCGCTTGCGGAGTTTCCTGCCACAGGACATGTGTTGAACCCGATTGACTGGGCGTCAATCGAACTTCTGAAGGACGCTGACGGTCGCTATATCATCGGCAACCCTCAGGGATCGCTCAATCCGACGTTGTGGAATCTACCAGTGGTAACGACCAAATCCATCACGTACGGTAAGTTCCTCACCGGTGCTTTCCAACTCGGCGCGCAGATCTTTGATCAGTGGGCAAGTCGGATTGAGGTCGGTTTCCAGAATGACGACTTCACACGCAACAAGGTCACCATTCTTGGTGAAGAGCGCCTCGCTCTCGCGGTCTATCGCCCCGAAGCCTTCGTCTACGGCGACGTCCAGCCGTCCACTGGCAGCTGACATATCGGTTGAGATCGACGGGCGGTTATGCCGCCCGTTTCCTGATCCGATGGAGTTTTTGATGTTACCTGTACGAATTCAGAAGCCGCAATCTCTGCCGGTCACATTGGCGGAGGCCAAAAAACATCTGCTCGCCGCCGACTTCGATGACGACGATACGCTGATCACGGCTTATCTTGAGGCTGCAACCACCAAGATCGAGCGCGAACTCGACATGGCTCTGGTGACACAGACATGGCGTCAGGTGTTTTCCGGATTTTCGCCTGCGATGCTGCTATCCATTCGACCGGCTCGAAGCGTAAGTAAAGTCGAATATTATGACCCTTCTGGCGCAAAGCTGACTATCGACCCCGACCAGTGTGGACTGTTTGCCGTGGCTGGGGCCAGCATCGTGGTTCCGAACTCCGGCAACACCTGGCCGCAAAGCGCCGATCGTTTTGACGCGGTGACGATTGAGTATGTTGCTGGTGACGATGTCAGCGACGTTCCAGCAGATCTCAAAACCGCAATTATTTTGCACGCCGCGTCTTTATATAAGAACAGAGAAGGGGAGGTGAAAAGCGGGAACGACCAGAATGATCCCTATCTCAGTCTGATCCTGCCTTATCGAAAGCCGAAGGTTTAGCTGTGATGCGAGCTATCATTGTTGCGTCTGGCCCGTCGGCGCGCGGTTTCGTTCCGCCTGATGATGTTCCGGTTATTGCTGTGAATGGCGCCATTGAATGGCTTTCGCGTGCGGATCACTTCTTCACCCTGGACTGGTCGAGCGTGAACCTGCGGCGGCTCCGCCAACGGCGGAACGCCGTACAATATCATGCAGCATTTCCGCAGGATCAATGGACCGATGATCGTGATATCCGGTTTTACCGTCGCGGGGAGGCAACCGGTCCGATGCCGACGCCGGAACGAACACCGCAATGGTGGCTTTGGCGGCTTTCAGCGAAGCTTGGGTTGTCCGAAGATCCTGACATCATCAATACGGGCAACAGCGCCTATGGTGCGCTCGGTCTTGCCTATCATCTTGGTGCCCGCGACGTCGCCCTTGTTGGTGTCGATGCCAGCAGTGCGCCTCGTGTCGAGGGTGGGTGTTCCCGATACCTTGGACACTTGCCCATGCTCTTCGCTTCCGCTCTCGACCAGATGAACGTTGTTTCATGCGGTCAGATGGCCGGTATTCCTCAAATGAATCTCAAGGATTGGCTCAATGGCTGACTATACGATTGCCTGCGTTTTGCGCACCGGTGGCGACTTTCTGCCCGACCACGTGAAGAGCCTGCAAAGACTAGCGAAAGAGCACAGCGACGCTGATTTTGTGTGTCTTTCGGACGTCAAGATTCGCGGTGTCGAAACTATTACCCTTGAAACCGAATGGCCGGGCTGGCTTGCCAAGCTGGAGCTCTTCCGCGAGGGATTGTTTCCTGGCCCAGTTCTCTATCTGGATCTCGATACGGTCATCTGCGGCAATGTTGACGATCTGGTTCGTAAAGAGGCCGGGTTTTCCATGATCGCCGATTTCTATCATCCCGATATGGCTGCTTCCGGCATCATGTCATGGCTGGGTGATTACTCTTCTATATATGCGCAGTTTTCGGCTGATCTGATCCCGGCATACAAGGAACTGCATCCGAACCGTGGCGATCTTGGCTGGATCGTGAAACACGTGTCTCCGGATATCATTCCTGATGATGGACGCGTCGTCAGCTACAAACGTGACATCGCCTGCGCCGGTATGCCGGGTTTTCACAATGTGCGTTCCAAGGGTGATGGAACGGTCCCCGACATGGCATCTCTTGTCAGCTTCCATGGCCTACCCAGACCATGGGATGTTGAAGGGCTGTTCTGATGGCGGACGATAAAGGTGCAGGCCAGCTCATTCACAAGGTCGCGCTCGATATGCGCCCGAAAACAACCGGCGACGGGCGTGGAAATTATGAGGGGGCGTTCGCTGAGCAGTTTCAGTGCCGTGCGGCTTTCATCCATTTGCGCGGCAGTGAGGCTGTCATGGCAGGCCGTCTTGAGGGGCGTCATACACAGGTTGTGCGCGTGCGCGTTTCGAGCAATACGCGGCGCATAACGGCAGGCTGGCAGCTTCGGGACGTTCGGCGTGGGACCAAGTTCAATATTCGCGACGTCGAATGGGAAGAGAACCGCCAGTTCATCGCCCTGACATGCGAAAACGGTGTTGTCACAGGCTGACCATGGCGTGGGTGCATTTCACAGAAGATTTCACCTGGCATAAGCCCAGTTTCAGCATCGCATACAAGTCCGGCATGACGCTCAATGTGAAGCGGGAATGCGCTCAACTGGCGGTGTTCAAGGGCCGGGCGATATTCATCGCCACGCCACGACGCGGTGAGGAGCCCAACATTCATGGCAATGAAAGCAAAGATCGAGGGGCGTGAAGCCCTGACGGGTAAGCTCGACCAGATGGCACCTATGGCGAACAAATATGCTGCCGAGGAAAAGCTTGCCATTGCCAAGGAAGCTGCGGCGAAAATGGCAGCGGTCAGCCCGCCCAAAAATGTCACTGGCGAATATAAATCGTCTTTGCAGGGTGATTTTTTGCGTAACCGCAAGACAGATAAAACGCTCAATGGCAGCGAGCATCAACCGACGAAAGATGCCGACGCGACCGGGATATTCGCCAATTATATCTGGCGGTTTCTCGAATTCGGTACAAAGGCCAATGCTGGCGGATCGCATCGTGACAGGCGATATAAAAAGCGCGTTGTCATGACGAAGGTCAAGCGCGGGCACGGTGCTACGCGGCCATTTCCGCACATTTTTGCCAATTGGCGCGCCATGCGTGATGAATCGAAAAAGCGCATCCATTTGGCGATCATGCGTGGTGTCAAAGAGGCGATGGGTAAGAAATAATGGCCAGTCCCGCTGATGCAGTTAATTGGCGGTCGGATATTTGACCGCGTGCCAGCCGATGCTCAGTTGCCTTATATCCAGATCGGAGAAGCTTCAAAATCCAGAGACCACATGTCGTGTGTGCGGTCATGGACGCTTTACCCCTCGATCCACGTCTGGTCGGACGATGTCGGTTTTGGCGAAGCCAACCGGATTATGGCTGCGGTTGCAGAATGTCTCGATGGTGCACCTTTGCAACTGGCGACCCTGCGGCTCGTTTTGCTCGTTGAATATAAATCGCAGGTATTTCGTGATGCGGACGGCCTGACGTCTCACGGCGTTCTGGAATTCAAGGCGATCATCGAAACCCGGGCAAACTAGCCCGCACCCTTCCACCAAAACCAGCAACCTGATCCCCGGCTGAGCCCAGTCGGGTGTTTTCCCATGGAGAAAAGACATGGCTGATGAATTCAATGACGGCCAAGAGTGGGGCCGTACACTACTCTTCAAAATCGGGGATGGTGCGACGCCTGAAGCGTTCTTGCCCCTGTGTGGCGTAAAAACCCGCTCGTTTACAATCGGCGCTTCGCAGATAGACACGACGGTGCCGTCTTGTACCCTTCCGGGCGGCAAGGTTGTCCAGACGTCGCGACCAGGACAGCAGACTGTCTCCTTCGATGCTGCCGGCAAATTCGTGAAGGGAGCCGATACGAAGCGGTTCCTCGCTTATGTTCGGGATAATAAGCCGTTCAATGGCATTGTTATTGTCCCTAGCGACGGTTCGTACACCGCGCAATGGATGGTCTCGAATTTCCAGTTCACGGGCGATGAAACCAATACGCTGGAATTCTCCGGTACCTTCAACACCGTCACCGAATATGAATTCGAGGATGAGGAAACGGGTAGCTGATCATGGCCAAATCCGCAAAACAGAAACCCGTTCCGGCGGCTCCGGAGCGGGTCGGCAGGTTGTCATGCAACGAGGCTCGTGGCGAGGTCCGGCTTTTCGTTGAGGATGTCGAACTCGTAATTGCTGCCGAACTTGCACGTCTTTCCGCGATCTCCAATCGACTGCAATGTAAATCGCTCAATGACCTTTTCCTGCGCCTGTCTGCAACGGAAATTGAAGCGACTATTGCAGGCATCGAGTTTCTGACCGTCCGGGGCGATGCAGCGAAGGCTCTATCCAAGCTCAAGCTGAAGCATTTCGGCGGATGCTCCATCGCCTTCCTGGCTGCGCTCAATCATCATTTTGAGGGTGAGCAGGGAAACGCGGAAGCCGCCGGCGAGGCGGCGTAGAAAAGCCTTTCCCGTGGCGGGATTGGATGCGCTCAGCACTGGGTGGCCTTGGATGGCGTCCAGTCGATTTCTGGGCTTCCACGCTGACTGAGTTTTTCGAGGCCTGCCACGGGTTCAATGAGGCGCAGGGCAGCCCGGATGACACCCCTCCAACTGATCGTGAAATGGCTGCGCTGATTGCGCGTTACGGGTAGGACAATGGCCGTCAACACCAACAATGACGATCTGCTCATCAGTATCGCAACAGATACCAGCGAGATGGTGAACGCAGGCAAAAATGCTGCGCGACAGGTCAATGCCGCCCTTGCGACCATTGAAAAAGCAGCTATTCAGGCTGGTGCCAAGATTGATAACGCCTTTATCGACGCCGGAAAGGGCATGGAAAAGGGTGTTGCCGACGGCGCTGCCAAGTCGAATGCCGCCCTGAAGTCACTCAACACTGCGCTTGCACAACAGCAGCGTGAACTCGCCAAGGTCAAGACGCTTTATCCGCAGGCGGAACAGGCCGTCACGCGGTATGAGGCGGCAGTCAATTCGCTGAAGGCATCCTTTGTCTCTGGCGATTCGACCGCGCGGCAGTTTCAGCAGGGTCTGGAGCGCGAGCGTCAGGCGTTGCTGGTCAACACCACTGAAATGCGCCGCAACCAGAATGCGATCATCGCGCGTAACAAAGCAGCTGCGACACCGGTACCGCGTGTGCAGACGCCAGCGAATAATAATGCTGTCGGTGGTCAGAACTTCCAGACGGCGAACATCGCAGCACAGTTTCAGGATATTGCTGTCACAGCGGCGATGGGCATGAACCCGTTGCAGATTGCTCTCCAGCAGGGCACACAGCTTTCATCCGTCCTCACTACCATGGGCACCGGCAGACAGGTTGTCGCCGGTCTGGCCTCGGCATTTGCATCGCTTGTCAGCCCCGTGTCTCTCGTCACGATGGGCCTTGTCGCTGGCGGCGTGGCACTCGTCCAGTATCTTTCGTCCGGCAGCAAAACCAAGGATCTGACCAAGGTTTTTCAGCAGCACGCTGAAAGCATCGCCGCGATCAAAGAGCAGTATGGAGATGCTGCAAATTTCATCCAGCTGTTCACGCCTGAAAGTCGCCAGTCTCAGATCCGCGCTTTGAAAGAACAGCGCGAAGAACTGTATGAGGCGGTCAGCGGGCAGGCGAGTAAGACCGCTTCGTTTGGCGCGGCAATGCTGACGGAACTGGCGCCCACATTCCGTGATGCGCCAGCTGCCGCCAAGCAGATGCGCGATGCCTTTGCCGATCTCAATGCGTCGATCACTCGAGGGCAGCCGGATTTGCTGGCCTTTCGTGAAGCGATGGCGAAGATCGCTAATGATGCGTCGGTGCCAAAGGCCATTCGGGAAAATGCCGAATGGATCCGCAAGATGGATGATGAGGCGGTCAAGGCCAATCGGGCCATCCCGGGCCTAAGTGCGTCCATCAGTCTGTTGGGCGATAGCGCTGGCAACAATGCCGCGAAAATGAAGATCCTGACTGATCGTCTGAAGGAATATTCAGATGCGATGAAGGATCTCAAGGGCCTCGCCACGCCAGAGCTCTCCGAAGAAGATCGCGTGTTGAAAGAATATCAGCGTGCGCGTGCAGCTGCTGGCGATCTTGTCGAAGTGCAGGCGGCGGAGAAGCTTTATCAGGATGCGATGAACCGCATCAACGGTCAGTACATCATCAACAGCGATGGCAACCGTACGCGTGTGCCTGTTCCGACAGCCCGTCCTCTTTATGAACTGGAGGGGACGCCGGGCGAAGAAAAGGCAAACAAGCAGGCGGAGACCGCAGCTGAGAAGGCGCGCAAGGCCTATAAGGAACTCGTTTCCAGCATCTCTAATCGCAACGATCTTCTCCGGCAGGAAATAGACCTACAGGGGCAGGCGGCATCTGCAACGGAAGCCGCTCGGGTTGCGCTGGAAACGCTCCAGAAGGCCCAGAAAGCTGGTGTCACTGGCGAAAACCTCGAAAACATCAAAAAGCAGGTGGCGCTTTATCAGCAGCTGGCCGATACGCTCGCGAAAACCAAGCTCACACAGGATCTGTCTCGGCAGACCTATATGGCTTCTCTTTCGTCGGACGATCAGCGCGTTGCCCAGATGTTGCAGCAGTATGGCTTGCCGACGAATCTTGGCAGTCAGCAGGCAAGCCAGATCCGGTCTTTCTATAGCGATCAGGATGACCGCGAGGCGATCACATCGTTTTTGACGGATTTCAAGGGCGGTCTGGTCAGCAGCGGCGGCGATATCGGCAAGTCTTTTGCCAATGCGTTTAGCAGCGCGCTTCTCAACCAGGCCGACAAGCTTTGGGATAATGTGTTCCGGATGATCGCCAACGCGATCGTTGGTGGCGGATCGCAGCCTGCGACGGCAGGCGCTTCTGCGCTTGGCCTCGGTGCTGGCACGATATCACGTCTGACATCGGCCACATCCGTCGCTAATCAACCAATGGCGTCGGCAGTGGGTTCCACGGCGAGCAAGGCGCTTCTGTCAGGAACGCCACTTGCCTTCGTGGGAAACTATAAACCCGGTGTCGATAACCGTCTGACGGATATTCTCCAGACCGCAGCGCAACGATCCCCCGGTTTCAAGGTGGATGCGATCTCGGGACTTCGCCCCGGCGACAAGCGGTTTCATGGTCAGGGGTTGGCGACAGATGTGCGCCTGACTGATCTCGCCAGCGGCAAGATGCTTGGCAACTATCAAGATGCATCGTCGTTTCGCTCTTACGAGCAGTTTGCCCAGACAGCGCGTCAGGTGCAGATGGAAAAATATCCTGAACTTGCGGAGCAGTTCCGCTGGGGTGGCTATTTTGGCGGCGGCAAGGGGAAATATGGTGCGCTCGACACCATGCATTTCGACCTTGCTGGCGACAAGGTGGGCATGGGTGGCGGCTCATGGGCGAACGGCCTGACTTCCTCGCAAGCTGCACTTTGGCCGGGTGTTTCCAGTCAGGGTATGAGCGATGCGGCGCAGGCGATCGACAAGCTGACAACCGCCTCGACCGATGCCTCGAAGGGATTGACCGGCATTGGGCAGATTCTCGGCGGGGGCGCACAGCAGAACACGATCGCATCCGCATTGCCATCGGTGGCGACGCCTGCTGCTGGTACGTCGGCACTGACGCAAGTCACGAGCGGCCTCGGTGATATGCTGAATTCCATCGTCAACGGACTGAGCGGATTTCTATCGAAGATTGTCGGTGGCGCAGGTAGCGGGCTGGGCAGTCTGTTTTCCGGGGTGCTGAGCATTTTCGGTCTGGCTGACGGCGGTCATGTATCCGGCCCCGGCACTTCGCGCAGCGACAGTATTCCGGCGATGCTCTCCAATGGTGAGTTTGTCGTCAACGCGGCGCAGACCAAAAAATATCGACCGATGCTGGAAGCAATCAACAGCGGCGCAATGCTCCATCGCGCAGACGGCGGGATCGTTGCTCCTCGCTCTGTGTCCACTCCGGTCGCACCGCGCCTGCGTTCCCGATCTGCCGCATCAAATGACAATGGCGGCAATCCGGGCACGCTCAACGTTCATATCAATGGCGCGAGCGGCGATGCGCACATCAAAACACTGGTCGAGCAGGGCGTGAGCAGCGGCCTCTCGAACTACAATGTCCAGCAGCAGCGCGGCGGCTTCGGAACGCTGCAAACGCAATACCAGAACAGGAAGAGCTGATGGCGACTTATACAGACCTTCCAACGCTTCTGGCAGATTATCTCTATCCGCAGCGCGTGCAGGTGGATGTGAAGGGCTCGGCCATCGAGGGCGGGCGCAACACGTCGGGCAGAAGCCAGTCCATTGAACTGAGTGGCGGTGGATTGCTGACGGCTTCCTATGAGGACTGCAAGATCAACTGGCCGATGCAATATGAATATATCAATTGGCTGGGCGCACGACTGAACGGTAGCTTCCGTTTCATCAACGTGCCGATCATCACAGATTTCTACGGCCCCTTTCCCATCGTCCAGGGAAAGCCCTTTGTCGGAGTAAACGGCATTCCTCATTTTGATGAGACGATGCACAGCGATGACATGGGGTATGATCTTGCGCAGGTTTACGGGACCGTCTCCGCATCCGCGTCGCTCAATTCCGGCACCATTTCCATTGCGATGAGCAATCTCACTCGGGATCTGCGTTATTCAGACTGGTTTTCGATCAACCATCCCACAAAGGGATGGAGGGCCTATCGGTACTGGAAAGTGATATCCAAAACGGATGCCGATGAGCCGGTCTATTCCCTCGCCATCAGCCCGCCATTGCGTGAGGCTGTCACAGCAGGAACGCATGTCGAGTTCACGCGCCCACGTTTTGCGGCGAAATTCCCATCGGATTTTACGCTGCCAAGTGTGTCGGAAAGCTTCTATGCGATTCAGCAGAGCATCCAGTTCGAGGAGGCCTTCTGATGGGTTGGATACCGGACGAAATAACCAACGCTATGCGCGGAAGTTTCCTTCTGGGGATTTTTCTGCGCATTGAAACGGACCCGGCCCTTCATGTCTGGTTCGGCATCAATGACATCCCTGCTGGATTTGACAGCCTTGACGAAGATGGGACGGTTTATCTGGGGGCGGGGCGCCTGATTGGCGTTCCGACGCTTGAAGTTCTTGTCGGCGGGCAGGCCGATAGCGTTGAATTCACGATATCGGGGATTGACCCGGATACGGCCACAAAAGCACTCGACAGCCTGCCTCCGGTTCGCGGTGCCCGTTGCTTCATCGGTATCACGACATTGGATGACTATTATCAGCCCATGTCCTCGATCATCCCGCTCTGGTGGGGAATAGCATCGCACGTCAATGAGCGCAGCGAGGTTGTCACGCGAACGGATAACCAGACGATTACGCTGGGTCTGTCCGTTGCGACGGGGGGAGTGACGCGCTCAAGACCGGCGCGGGCTGAATGGACCGACGTGATGCAGCGGCAGATTTCACCTGACGATGGCTTTTGCAAGCAGGTATCGCGCCTGGCGCGCGGCGTTGCGCCGATCTGGCCGAATTATTAGGCGATCCAATGGACCTGAAAGAGTTTCTGTTGCAGCCGCTGGAATTTAAATTCGGCGGCTGGATGGGAGAAGATTGCACGACGTTTTGTGCATCGTGGGCGCGTGAATGCACCGGCTTTGATCCAGCAGCAACGTGGCGCGGCACCTATAGCACCCTAAAATCTGCCAATGCTTTACTTAAAGCCTATGGTGGAATGGAAGGCCTTTACGACCGCCAGCTCACGGAAATCGGATACCGGCGTACTGAGCACCCTCGCGATGGCGATATAGGCATCGTCGTTGCACCCTCGGGGCTGGATCACATCATCAAACATATCGGCGGTATTCGCTTTGGACCGCTTTGGGCGGTCATGGCTCAGCGCGGCGTTATCGCCAAAAAGCTTGAGCACGTCGCGGCATGGACATTGGGACACGATGCGGAAGTATGATCATTTTCACGCCAGCACGGCATTATGGCGACCCGACTGCGTGGCGATGGATCGGTATCATCCCATTTTCACACCAATCTTTACCGCCGTCTTTTCTGCGATCGGGTTGACGGGAACGGCTTTGACACTGGCTGCAACTGTGGCGTCTGCATTGACGTTGACGGCGCTTGCGATTGGCGTGCAGTCGCTTTTGCAGAAAACACCAGATCCGGAAGATGGGCATTCTCCCAAACAACAGACCAATCCTTACCGGATGTGGGTGGTCGGACGCGCGCGGGTTGCGGGTTCCTATATGCTCTGGGAGGCAAAAGGAAAGCGGCTGTTCTCTGTCCAGGCGATAGCTGGCCACAGGATCCGGGCTGTCAATCGTTACTGGCTCAATGCCATCGAGGTGGAGATCGATGGTAATGGTCGCACGACAGAAGATGATGATGGCCCGATCGGCAATAACGTCCATATCTTTCAGCGCTTGGGCAATGCGACTGAAACCGCCTATTCCGAAATTACCAGCTATCTGTCTGCTGATAACGTGTGGACGGCATCCTGTCGCGGTGATGGGCAGGCTTCGCTCGGAATGATTTGCGAACAGGCAGGCGAGAGCTCGCAATATGAACGCTTTCCTTACGGTGCACCCTCGCTTTCGGTCGAGGCCGATGGTGCTTACGTGTTTGACTTTCGCGTAAGTAGCAACCCAAACAATAGTGCAGCGTGGGTCTGGTCGCGCAACAGTGCACTGATCCTTTGCTGGCACATGTGCTTCAACGAGTTCGGATTCCAGCGCGATTTTGCTACTGCGGTTCTGCCGGTCATTGATCAGTGGATCGAGGAAGCGGATATATGTGATGAGGCGGTCGCAACGGCAGCTGGCGGCACTGAAAAGCGCTATGAATGCAATGGCTGGGATACTGCCGAGAATGGCCCAAAAGCAGGTCTTGCCGCCATACTTGCAACCTGCGACGGATGGATCTGCGAACGCGGTGACGGTGCCATCATCCCGAAGGTTGGCAAGTTCCGTGAGACTTATGTCGAGATCCTCGATGAAGAGGATATTGTCGGCCACAACATCCAGTACGACGTCCTTTTCGAAGATGAAGTGAACCGGCTTGTTCCGAAATTCACCTATCCCGACAACGACTATACGACAACCAGCACTGACTATTTCGAGAATCCAGCAGCCCAACTGCTGTCAGGACGCGTTCTGGCGCAGGAAGCGGAATATAAGTGGTGTCATAACTGGCGACAGGCCCGTCGCCTCGGCAAGCGGGACTGGCTGAAAATCCAGCAGAAGATCCGAGGCAGTCTCGACATCCGGCTTTCGGGGATCAACTCGGCCTATAGCCGCTGGATCCGGCCGAACACGCCCAACAGGTTTCCAAAGCTGCACAGGCTGCTGATTGAAAACAGAAAAGCAACCATTGCCTTGACGCAAGGCGGTTTCACTTTGGATTTTGCGCTGCATCCAGGAAATATCGATGCCTGGACACCGGCGACAGATGAAGGACAGGTACCTGCGATCGCTTATGCGCCGAATGAGGAAGGCATCGTCAAGCCGACGGTTTACAGCATTGTGCCGGTATCCTCAGGTTCGTCTGTATTCCTGCGGGTCGCTCTGGTTGATCCAGAAGATACGTCACTCACGCCGCGTGTTCGCTATCGTGTTTCAGCTTCAAATGGCGGCGCAGCTGGCGCATGGGTCAAGCAGGCGTTCTCCGGAGTTGTTGCCTCAGGTGGCTATCTGACCTTTGATACAAGCCCGGTGCCAGGCGACACGATCCTGGATGTCCAGACCAGTTTTACCGACAATGATAATGACGGTAACTGGACCACGACAATTGAGATCAGGACCTCGGTCAACGCTACGCCGCCTGCCGATGTGATCAATGTCGGAATTTCCGTTGGGTCGGGGCAGGTTCACTACTCGTGGACCGCGCCGAATGATGAAAACTACTCCGGTGCACGCATCTATTATAATTCGGTCAATAATTTCTCCACGGCGTCAGCCTTCAGTCCGCCGATTTATGGATCCGCTAACAACGCCTATGACGCAACCAAAACGCTTTCAGCGGGCGTCTGGTATAGCTGGATCGTTCCTTTCAACTCATCGAACTTAGCCGGGAATCCGAGCGAAACCGGCCCGTTCGAAATTCTCTGATTCCCAACAACTGTCAGTTCTCAACCCGCCCTTCGCGGGTCGCACTGCTATGGAGCATTCGATGGGCACGATCAAGACCCTCGGGGATAAGGCATGGCGTGAATACGTCACGGATGGATTGGCCTCCAGCGGGCACAACAAGCCAAAGAAAAGCGAGATTCGTGAGTTTGTTACCGCTGTGGATTCTGCTGATCAGGTGATCACAATAGCGCTTGAGGTGGAAAGGCAGAGCCGGATTGCTGCCGACAATACCGAACGCTCGAATCGGATTGCTGGAGAACAAAACCTTCAGGTTCAGATCGACGGCATCAATCACGAGCTTGACGACTTTGCCGATAATGTAGCGCGGGCAGAAGCGGCAAAGGATGAAGCCGAAGCGGCAGCTTCAAACGCTTCCGCCCTGGTGGATGCCGCCGCAGCTGGGTTCACGGGAACCACTGATGGAATTGCCTATGATTACGGCTGGACCAAAGACCCGTTCACTTATTTTGACCGTGATTACGGCTGGACCAAGGACCCCGTAACGCCGTGATCTACCCGCAAAATCTGACTTCTAACGCTGCCTTTTGAGGCGGCTTTTTTATTGCATGAGAGGAAACAGGCATGAGCACGCAAGTTCAAATCCGCCGCAGTGATGAAACAGACAATGTTACCTTTGTAGGCGCACGAAGCGAAGTCACACATGATATGCCGTTACGGTCACTCCGGATTCATGATGGTGAAACGCCCGGAGGCAATCGAACACTCATGGAAAGTGAGCGTGGTGTTGCGGGCGGTATTGCTACCTTGGATGAGAATGGGGCCATTCCTGAGGCGCAACTTAGTAACGCATACGCAGCAATTGGAGAGTTTATTGGCGTCACGGATGGCATCGCTTCGCTTGATAGCGCGGGCAGCATCCCTGCGTCCCAGTTGGGCAATGCATACTCTGCGATAGAAGAGTCTCTGGGGGTTGCAGGTGGGATCGCCACGCTTGATAACACAGGCAACATCCCCATATCCCAGCTTGGCAATGTACAGACGACTTATGACTATACAACCACAGCTGAGTTCACTGCGGCGGAAGTTCCCGCTGGAATCACCTATATTCGTACCGCTGGATATAATACTGCTTCTGACGGTGGTGGCGGATTGTGGGTGCGATCCACAACTCATATCCGTGGTGACCAGATGGTCATCAACGGTGGGTTTAACTCCGATAGCAGTTGGTCAAAATCGGGTGGTTGGTCAATCTCTGGTGGCGTAGCGACTAATTCGGGTAGCCCGGCAGGCGGCAATCTGTCTCAAACACTGGTTCTTATCCCTGGGCTTACTTACGAGCTTGTATTTACTGTATCGGGATATGTGCAGGGGAATGTTTTGCCGACCTTGACTGGCGGGACTTCTGTAAATGGCACGGCTGTAACAGCCAACGGAACTTACACCCAACAGCTCGTTGCGGTCTCTGTTAATACGGATCCGACGTCCTCCGGCGCTTACTTTCTCCGCTTCTTCATCAACCCCAGGCAGGATGAATATCGACAACGTGACTTTGCGCGTCGTTCTTGACGGGCTTTCACGTAATTCTGCCGATGGTGCCCGGTGGGTGCTTAGAGATCAGGAAATTCGCCCGGAAATGCTCGGGGCGGCAGGCGACGGATCAACTGATGATGGGGTTGCTCTGCAATGGGCTGCGCGATCAGGACGTCCTGTGATCCTTTCTGCCAAAACATATTACTCTACGCTGTCGGTTCAATTTCTCGATGGCGGCGTAATCAAGGGCAAAGGTCGGAATTCCTCGCGTATTTTATTTGCTTCTGGTGTGAATGGGGTTGGAATATTCCTTACGCAGAACTGGAAGCCTTTCCATGTAAGCGGCTTTGAAGTATCGA